AATCCAGACGTGAAACAACTGCTGAAAATGCGGAAGTATTATTACACAGTATCTTGAATCGTAGTGCCGTTGCAAATGACGATGCGCGTGATGTAATAGATACAATACAAGAAATGGAAATTGTTACGGGAGAACGTGAAGATTTATTCCGATTAGTTGCCAAATTTTTAAGTGCAACAATGAAATTAGCACATACGAATAAGAAAATGTTAGATTTAACCTATACACAAATTACGTTAGGCGTCGGTGTTACAAAAATGACGGAAAAGAAAACGAAAACTGATTATTTTGAAAACATGCGCGATGATGAACGGAAAGTGGGTTATTTGATGAAAACACTGAAATTGGGTGAAATGTGGGAACAAGGGTTAAGTAAGAGTGTGTTTAAATACGATAAGAAAACGTACGATAAAGCACGCGACGAAACATCGCAATATTTTGTATCTGATTTACAAATGTTTGATATTGAATTAATTGCCAAACCTACTGGTACAACTGAAGAAGGAGTAACAGTTGAAGATATGGATGTGAATGATGCGTTACGTGCAGATGAAGAAGGTGAGGATGAAGGAAACGATATTTCTGGATTACGTAGTGGATTTATGGATGGCAATTATTATTCGGAAGATGGGGAGGACGATTTCGGGGAGGATTATTAGGGTCCGAATGTAGAACGTCCTGGAACTCCTAACGCCCAAAGGGCGTTTCCGGAAGCCGTGTTAGAAGGACGTTCTATGTATGAAGGAACGTTTGACAAAATGTCAATTAGACATTAGTACAATATTATCAAATATATAACGCACATTCAATTTTTTATTACAAACATGGTATGCACATAGCATACGATGTTTTTTCTTATATTACTTTTTATTTGATTTTACAATGATAAATATTGTAATACAATAATACAATAAACCATAATGTTTTCGTGTTTAGTTGGAATATGCGCTCGACTACCTTCAAGTTTCCCTGAAGGGATGGACTGTATCTTAAGCCGGTTCTGGTTGCTTACACCATCATCACCGACCGATTACCGTTCAGTCTCTGAATGCCTCTCATATCCTTGGCATAGCGGATTTAGAGAGTAACACTGCGGATCGCCCAATCTTTAACATTATTACCATACCCGAGTTCCATTCTCGGCCATCTGTGTGTTTCCATCACAGACTTGGTAGTTAAAGCTCTAAGGGGTTTCCCGAACAACAAGTAATCTTGCATTGTTGTTTTCACAACAATACTAGCAACTGACCTAATACAGGGGTCAAAACGAAGTTCTACGAACATGGCCTGTTTATTCGTAGCGTGTTGCTTTTCTGAGCCTTTTGATGCAGTATTACTATACCGCATACGTGACTCCCGCCATACCACTGAGCACACGGAGAACATTGTAGTTAATAGCATAGACACGAACCTTGGCAGTGGCAACACCGGCAACAGTTCCAGAGGAGAGGACCAATTGCAAAGTAGCATTGTCAATTCTGGAGAAGTTGCATGTTCCGGAAGGTTGGTGTTCTTCAGGTCTCAAGGCGAAGGAATAGACGTTGATACCAGTGTCGGGGGCACGGGTATGGTGTTGGAAGGGTTGGACAACGTCAAAGTAGGAGCCTTCGCGTTCAGAGAAGCGGTCTTGGCCGTTGAGTTGCAACTTGGCAGTGACAACGGGATTTTCACCCCAGCAGTGCATGTCAAGAGCAGTTTCGGCAAGAACGAAGCTACCAGCATCGGAGACACTGGAGCCAGTGGCAGCAGAAGCGCCTTGGGGTCCAAAGGCAGAGCCAGCAGTCCAGGCGGTGGCAGTGGTGGCATCCATAGCACCGGGCATTTGGAAGAGACCGCCAGACACGATGAAGGCATCAGGACCATCAACACCGGAATCACTACTGAAGGCATGGATAGCGTTGGGAAGAGCATCAATGGCATCAGTGTAGTTGAAGGGTTGGGCACCGAGGGTCTTGTAGAGGGTGGCACCACCTTCCAAAGAAGCGCAGTAATCCACGTTGGCATCAGGTTGGACAACCCAGATGAGTTCCTTGCAGGGGTGGTTGAAGTTGAGCTTAATCTTGTTGGAAGAAGAGCCGACAGATTCATCACCAGTGAATTGGAGTTGTTCAATCAAGTATTCATGGGGGTTTTGGGCGAACTTGCGACGTTCGTCAGTGTCCAAGAAGATATAGTCAATGTAGAGGGAAGCAGCAACAAGGGATTGTTGGTAGGCAGCGGACGTAGCTTGGTTTCCGGAGGAAGCAGCAATGTCCTTGACAGCCCAGAGGCACTCGCCAATAGGACGGAAATCAATGTTAATCTTGACTTCGTGGTACTGTACGAACCACTTATACCCCTCCTTTCGGAGTATTTATCAGCATTTCTATGACGATTAACAATATTACAAATCATAGAAACATAGCTGGGGACTAGACTATATCTTAAGTTATCTTTGTATGTGATTAGCATACTCAAACCCATATCCATTTAGTCGTTGAGCCTTGCTCATATCCTTATCATTACGGACGTAGAGCCTTGGTTGCGGATTGTCAATTTCAGGCATCGGATTAGGATGCACATCATACGTGGGATTGTTACCATACCTGAGTTTACTTCTCAGCCACTGCAAACTTTCATTTACAGCTTGGTACCCAAACGTCTTTACGAGTTTCCCGCAGTTTGGATATGTTGCCACAGCTATTTCTCAATAGCATGCAACTAGCATCTGGGCATGATGAACACTGGGTTCATCCCGAGGCCACAACATATTTTCCCTAAAGCATTTCTCGGATACTTCAGGATGGATACTTTTCTGCCCTACAGATTTTAAGGCGATCAAAGGAAGAGCCAAACCAGGGTTTCGGCAAAACCAGAACAAGAGGGGGATGTAGAGGGTGGTTTCGGGGAGGGCGTTACGGGGAGCGCACACTTGGGAAGGGCCACCAGTGGAGGCACAAGGTCCATTCACGTCAGCGAAGGAGTCTTGGACAAGGTAGGTCAATTGGGTGGTGTGACCAATCATCTTGTAGTAGCCACGTTGTTGTTCGGCAGACAAGGTGAGTTGGTTCCAGATGTGCATGAAGTCACCATATTGACGGTCAATGCGTTGGCCACCAATTTCAACTTCCACTTGGGCGATGAGTTGTTCGCCGGGGAAATCCAACCAACGGGCATAGACACGAGAGTCATTTCCCTTCATGGATTGGTTGATTTCGGGAAGAGTAACTTGGAGGTAAGTGCGGTAAGCCAAATCACCGTTACGGGAGATGGTGCAGGTAACACGACGACCGAAATCGGCTTGGCCACTGAAGGTTTGTTCAATGGATTCCATGGCGAAGTTGGTGTGTCTGCGGTAGGAGACCTTCCAGAAAGTAATTTCGGGGGTTCCAGTGAGGAAGACGTTTTGTGCTCCGTAGGCAATGATTTGAAGAAGTGCTCCAGCCATATTTTATGGTTTTATAATATTCCTAAACATATTCTTTTTGGAAACCCAAAAAAATAATTCAAACTTCACCTACATGAATGAAAAAATGACCTAAAAACTTTACAAAATGTCCCTACATCATGTAAAGGAAAACGTGTGAAAAACACGTTTTGAACGCAAAATTACATAGAAAAGTTATTAATGATAAATCTTTCTAAATAATCTTTCTTCCATACTTCTTTTTTGCCTTCATGTTTTTTTTTAAATATGTAATTATCTCCCCGTTTTTTAACAGACCAACCCTGCTCTAAAGCATTCATGACAAACATCATTTTATGCGTTTCAATAGTATTCAACACCATTGGTTTATTTACATCAATATCAAATATTTTTGGTGTTGTATTCATTCTATACATTACCAAACATTACGGTGTTTTATTCATTAACGAATCTTTTTAGCTGTATCAAAACACAATTTGTTTGGGAAAATCTCCCTGTTTTATAGATATGATATGCGAAACAATCATGTAAATCAAATCGGTTAATCGTTCCCATTCCGTCATGGATGAAAAATGAATGGCATGCGACTGAAATCCCAATATTTTTTTCATCCATCCATTCTTTTCAGTTTGTATAACATTATCTAAAATACACAGTAACACCAGTGTAATTGCTTCGGCTGGTACATATTTATGTGTTTCACTATTTGGTGCTAAATAAAACATTCCAATATCATTTAATTGTGTTTGATATCGTTTATCACTACGTTCTGAAATATCTTGAAACAAATCCCTATTTCGGTTCATAATAATATTTCCCATAGTACCATCTTCATCTGTATTATGTTTGAATTCCCCATTTTCAAAAACACTGTAATAGGATAACAATTTCAACAGTATATATTCTGTATTGGATGGTTGATATACATATACGTTATCCAAGTCCAACATAATTTCATGTAATCCATTTTCCCACATGAATGCAATATTTTCAACACACACTTTTACAGAGTCCAACATATCAGGTTGCGAAAATAGTTGAATTATTTCATCTAATTTATTACGGTAATTAACTCGTGCTTTTTTACGACGGGTACCATTGAATGATGCTGGCGACATGGGTGGTGGTGACATAGGTCTGTTGCTCATTGTTTTCCGTTTTTTTAATGGGTTTTGGGGAGATTCATCCATTCCTCCCATTATTTTAGACTGCTGTGATAAAGTACTTTCTACAAATGCTGATGCACTAGATGTAATTTGCAAAAACAAATTATACAAATCCAATACACAGAGACGTTTATCATCCAATTGCAACGACGGAATACCAAGAAACACATGGTTCGCTCCACCAATGACTCTGGAACTTACCACGTATTTGGATGATTGAATATAATTGTTACACACACGTCCAACATTTTGTTCTAAATCTAAATACCATTGTGTTAATTCCGTGTCATCATCATGTATTGGGAGAAGTGCTTGTTTGATTTCTCCCGCCCATTTTTTATTACTAAATCCATTACACAACTTCTCCACAATATTTGGATATTCCATCATAGTTAATTTTCCGTTTAACCCTTTATCTCGCAAACGTTTGGATTTGCTATTAATAAAATATTCCAATCGCGAAAAAACAGAGTATAATTGTGTCCATTGTTTGTTTGCCCAGAATAAAGATGCAATTTCACCAACAGGTTTTAATATAAGAATTCCAAAAGTGGATGTTTCAAAAATAGATGAAATTTCCAGTGGGTTCTCCCCTAATATTAACAATTTTTGTTTATTTAACGACAATGAAAACACAACTTGTATTTTTTGTAACAACTCTGTTATATCAGGTGGAAATGGTGGTAGCCGTTTCTTTGTAGCCGGTAACACAGTTGTTGTTCGTCTTCGTGTAGAAGTGGGTCGTTCAGTGGGTGGTTGTGATTTCACAGTATCACTACCATCACCACCCCGTTGAGATTTAGGAAATACATGGTCCAATATAGAAACAATATTTCTTTCTTCGTTTTCTAATACAGTAATATTCGCTTCTATGTTTTCATAATACAATAATATGGTTTGAAGCTGTTGCATATATTGTTTGATTGTTTCTTCCAATGCTGTATTTACACTTGCTTTTTTCAATGGCAACTTATCAAGTTGGATAATAATGTCTAATATTCTCAATTTGGTAATAATTTCCACTGTTTTTTCCTGTGATGATTGTATTTCTCCCGAATTAACATTTACAAAATTGTGTTTTGTATGATCAAGAAACATGCCACCTTGTAAATATTGAATACAATCATTCTTGAAATCGGTAATCTGTGTAAGCAATGATGACGAATGTATATTATGTAATAATTTCAAATATTGTAATGCTTTCATCATTTTATGTTTGTATTCAAACCATTTAGAATATGGAGATGGAACAGCAGATGGTGAAAAACGATATAGTGTAAGATTTTCACCACTGCGCAATATAACGGGTTGTTGAACACATCGGGAATACAAACAACACAATATATCAAGGGTACAAAGGATCGTTGTTGGGTAATTGTTTTGCGATATTTTAGCGGAATTCGCTTGTTCAAAATCTCCCGCACGTTTTATATCAAATAATACACCCGAATTCAATAAAGCTGGGCTGTTTGCAAAATCATTCAGTTTCATGATATTGGCCGTGGGTGGTTTAACAATACGAGGATTCGGTGTATGTAAAAAATCGGAAATATATCCAACAGTAGCTCCGCTATTGGTAGTGCTTGAAAATGGGATGGCAATTTTTTTGGATGGATGTACCACATTATAAATAAAGCCGTATGGATTGATATCACTATATTTATTGTTGGAAAACGACATTTTAACATCATAATTTTGGGAGAATACGTTAGATTGAAATACAAATTCATTCCCATTGTTAGAAGGAAAATGGTAAATAGACCGACCATTCAATCGTTGTAATGAGGTAGAAGCACTATCGGCAATATTAGCGGGTGTAATTAAATTATGTGATTGTGTAATATCAAAAAAGATTTTGCCAATGATGCCAGAAGCAGTATCAAATGTAAAATATACAGGTGTATTGGGGTTTTGTTTCATAAGTGTTGGAAACATGTAAAACATGATAAATTGTGCAATAACGGGTTCCATTTGATGGTGTTGTACCATTCCAAAAGAATGATACACAGGATGTGTTCCAACTTCTAATACTAATCCATCATCTTCTCCCAAATTTTGTATATAGGATTCCCATTCATCCGGAATTGTTTTCTTACCTTTCTTTTTCCATGCATCAATAATTTGTCCATAAGAAATGGAATACACATTGGTTTTAATAACAGATTGCAAACTGGATGTATTTTCAAAATATTGTGTAACTGCATGTTCAAAATTGCTTGATGCTGATGATACAGAAAGATTAGTCATAGAACTAAGATTTAAATTCATAATGCATTTATACAAAGGTTCATCCTTGAATTTTTCACACCCTGTGTTTTTAATTTTATTAATGGTGCTTAATTGTTCAATAATCTTCTTTTGTGTATGCAAATGCACAGCATCAGACACGATTCCGCGGTCACCTCCCCAAAAATCATGTATTGTATCAAATGCACCTAATTTAGTTACTTCGGGTTTTTTTACCGACATGCATATATATTGTAGTATCTGAAAAAATATAAAAAAGGGAATATACACAATCTATATTCCTAACCCTCACCAAATCTATAATACATGACATCTACAACAGCAACGGTGAATACACAAACTATTGGAGATAAAAAGAAAACGATGGTGCAGACCTTAGATGAAAAACATACAGAAATGTTGAATCATTTTCATGTATTGGAGACACAGACAATTCCCAAATTAATATTAGAACGTAAGTTTTTGAAAAAGAAATTAGACAAATTACCGGAAAATAGTAAGATTGACGTTGTTATGGATTTGAAAGACCGGATTAAAGCACATACACAAAAAATCAATATGTTAAAACAGCAAAAAACGAAATATTTATTGGACAATTCTAAAATGATATTTCAGTATTTTGAAGATAAGAAAAACATTGCAACTGGTAAGAATGTACAAAACAGTAATGCAATGAATGCATTTTTTGGTATTAAATCAAATAACAGTGATGCACAAAATATTAACAGTTCCAAATATGCTC